CTTCAAGGTCCCCGGGGCCCGGGTGTCGAGCCCGCAAATCGGCGGGGTCATCATCCGGAGCGTTGACGGGTATCTCTACACGATCCCCTTCGTGAAGCACATCTCCCGCGACGACCCGGAATGAAAAAGCAGGAGGCGAAGATCACGCAGTCCCAGCTCCAGGCGCTCCTCGACCGCGAGTGGAACGAATGCCTTCGCGTTTCCCGGGTCGTGGTGGAGCCGGTGCCTCCGGGCTGGGAGACCGCCCGTCAGGTGGCCAAGCGGCTTCGAGTGGCGCTGATCGTGGCGCAGCGGGCGCTCACCGCGGGCGTGCGTGCTGGCACGGTTGTCGTCAGGAAGTTCCGGGTGCTGTCCGGCAAGGGAACGGTCATCCGGCGTGTCCCCCACTACTGCCCCCGGTCCCTTGCGGAGACACCCCATGGCGCACAAGAAGATTCATTTCCACGGAGCGATTAGGGTCGACGCCTACCGGGTCGTGAGCGATGCCGTGGAGGCCGGCGCTCTGCGGGGCGTCCGGAGGGCGTTCAAGCACACGGACAAGCCGAGCCAGGAAGCCATCGCGCAGGAGGTCGAGAACGCCGTGATGAGCAGCCTCAGCGAGTACCTCAAGTTCCCCGAGGACCCGCCATCCAATCCGTACGTGGTGTCTGAGGGCTAGGCGGGCGGCGCCGGCGGGGCGGCGGACTGGGCGAGCTGTGCCAGCATCTCCATCTGCTTGTCGTCCACGTACTTCTTCGCCTGCTCGGCGAACGCGGTGAGCTGCTGCTGGAGCTGGGCCTGGAACTCCTCCACCATTCCCTGCTGGGCCATGGCCGGACTGAGCCGGAACTCCCGAGGGAGGCCGAGGGCTTCGAGGCTGGCGTTGACCAGCTTGACCATGTTCTCCATGCCCATCGCCTGCTGGAGCGGCGGGCTCGCCATGAAGGTCGAGACGAGCTGGATCATCTGCTGGCCCATCTGCTGCCACGGCACCCGGTTGGGGCCGTCCCGCTGGGCGGTGAACGCCTCGACCCGGAGGTTGCCGATCGGTGCGCGGACCTTGGCGCCCTTCTCGCCCTCGTCCACGATCTGGAACTGGGCTTCCACCACCATCGGGAGCAACTCCTTGGAGACGTAGGCGTAGGCGTCCAGCGTCCCGTTGGCCATGAGGTAGCTGTAAATCTGGGACTTCCACGCCTCGATCCCGCGGTCGATCCACGAGGCGATGTGCTCAAAGCGGTGGCCGGTGGCCGTGTGGATGGCCCGGACCTCCTCGGCGGACTGCTCGTGGCTGGCGTACGACCCGACCTCCTGCGCGGACATGCCCAGCACGCGCTCCAAGAGGGAGAGCAGTTGCCCCAGCAGGGCAAGGTGCTCGCTGACCGACTGCGGCGGGAAGCGGTACGACTTGAACACCTCGTCGAGATTGACCTGCTGGGCCTTGCTCTTGCGGCCCTTGAACGGCCAGAAGTTGAGCTTCCGGTACAGTGTCTCGTTGGGGTTCTCCAGGTCCCGGCGGACGGCGACGGAATCAACGACCTCCTCGTCGTAGAGGGTGACGTTGGCGAGGTTCTGCTTGGCCGAGAGGATGCCCTGCGTGAACAGGTTCGAGGCGTGGTCCTGGAACGGCATCACTGCCAGCATCATGCTGGCTTGGATCGCCCGGTTGTCGGTCGGCTCCCAGAGCCACGCCGTCACGGGCCGGTCCGGGAGGGCCGCCATGTAGAGGGGCGTGTCGTCGCTGGCCAGCGAGATGCGGAACCACACGTCGATGTCCGGGTACGACGGGTTGAACTCGGTCAGGTTGATTACCTCGAAGTGCTCGGTCGTCCAGACGGGCGCGGCGGTCTGGTCCTTGGAGTAGTATTGCGCCTCGATCTGGTTCTGCCGGTCGAGCTGGCCGCCGAACTGGTAGCCGGAGGTCCCGAGCACCATCCGACACTGGCCGGTTGTCTGGAAGAACAACTCCCACGTCGGGTCCGAGATGTTGCGGCTGTGCTTGATCCGGTCGATGTTCCACCACTTCTTGTTCTCCATCAGCGCCCCGAACGTGGTGATCTGCCAATACTGGGCGTGCCGGCACCCGGTCCCGGTGTTGAGGGTCCAGAGCGGATGGTCGAGGTCGAACGAGGACCGGCTCGGGTGCGGGAGGACGTAGCGCAGGCCCTCCTTGTCGACGACGAGCTGCCCTCCGTGCAGAGCCTGCTTGGCGTGCCACTCCTCGGCGATGAACTGGAGCTGGTGCCCGTACATGCCAGCATACGTCACCGCCTGGTCGAGCGTGGCGCCGTAGCCGAAGTCCCGGGACATCTGGTCGACCCGCTGGGTCATCACCTCGGTCTTGAGCTTGTCCAGCTCGGTCATCATGGCCGGCTCGTACTTGAACAGCGGGACGCTGAGGCGCTCGGTGACGATCCGGGACACCCGCATGAGGGTATAATTGCGGGCCAGTGAAATCAGGATCTCGTAGAGGGTCGGGAGGTGGAGACGCTCGACGTTCACCTCCTTGCCGGTCTTGTCGACCATGCGGGTGCTGTCGATCAGGTGGGTCATCCGCCACTTGCGGGCGACGTCGAGGGCGGCGGCCTCGTTCTTCTGCTCGCTGATCTCCCGGATGCACCCGACGAGCGTGTTGCTGGACTGGGCGAAATCGCTGTCCCAAGCCCGGTCGATGGCGTGGTAGAGACGGTAGTGGGTCAGGTTCCACTGGCGGCCCGCCTCGACCCGGGACCGCCATCGGTTAATGAGGCGCTGCTCCAGCTCGCCGGGGGTGGGGGTGTCGAACCGGGCCCGGAGCCCCTCCGAGTCGAGCCCCAGAACTTTCAGGTCTTGCGCCGTCACGCCGGTATTGTGTGGGACATTGATTGCTTTTTGCTAGCGTTTTCGGCTTGACGGGCGATGCTTGGCCCATGGGCGCACTGCCTCCTGTTTCGCCAGCCGATTTTGAGTCCGCCGAGGTCAAGCCGGGCGATCGGGCGTGCGACGTGATCTCCAAGATTTCGACCCTCACCCGGCTTTCGGCGGAGTGGTACCGCTGGATAATGAACGACGACCAGACCCCGACCCGGGATTACCTCGACTGGGCGGGCGCCGCGGGCGGCACTGGACTGGAGGCGCCGTCGAACGTGACCGCTACGTCGAACTCGACGACCAAGGTGACGGTGGGCTGGGGCAGCGTGGAGGGGGCGACCGCCTACCGGGTGTTCCGCGGCCTCACGGCCGACACCCGCCTCATGCAGCAGATCGGGGACGAGATTACCACGACCAGCTTCGAGGACTTGGGCTCCGCCGAGACCGGCCCCGACGCGGACGTGGTGTACTTCTACGCGGTCAAGGCGTTCAACGCGACGCTCACCAGCGGGTTCTCCGGGACCGCCTCCGGCAAGATGGTCACCAGCACGGCACCCGAGGACGACTCCGGGGAGGACTACAGCGACGAGATCACCCCGCGCACCATCACGGTGCCGGCGGGCAAGAACCGCATGGCGGTGGAGCTGTGGGGAGGTGGCGGGCAGGGCGGCGACGGGCCGGGTTCCTCGTACGATCCGGTCTCCCCGAACCCGACGATCAATCCGGGCGGCGGCGGCGCCTCCGGGTCCTACTACCACCTGACCGGGATCGTGGTAACCGCCGGCGAGACGTTCGTCCTGACGCCCGGGGCGGCCGGAAAGCAGTCCCGGATCACCCGCAACGCGGACGGCACCTACGCCTACGCGACGGCGGGCGGGACCGGCGGCGACGGTTCGTACGGGGTGGCGCCCCCGGGCGCGGCGGGGGCCCCGGCGAGTTCGGCCGGCGGGTCCTCGTTCAGCCCGAACGGGGTGGTGGCCGGGGACACCACGGTCGGCAACGCCGGGGACGGGTCCAACGGCGGCGCCGCGGTGCTCGATCCCGACGGCAACGAGCGCGGCAAGGGTGGTGACGGGTCGGCGGTCAAGTTCGGAACGGGCTCCCCCGGCAACGGCGGCCGAATTCGCTACCTCTTTACGGCGGTATGAGCCAGCCGCAGACCAAGATGGTCGAGTGGCCCACGCTGGCCACGTTCCACGACCCCCGCTCGTCCCCGGACGCGGTGCCGTGGGGCCGGTGGCGCTTGGTCGAGAACATGGCCACGGTGGACGGGGACTGGCGCCGCCGGGCCGGCTGGCGCCGGTTCGGCCACTGGATGTCGCTTCCCGACACGGCGGATCTCCGCTCGCCGCCCGATGGGGCGACCGACCCGATCCGGGCCCTCTACGTCCACGTCAGCCCGTCGGGCCACCGCCGGCTGTTCGCGGCCAGCGGGTCGATCTACTCCCAGCTCCACGACGGCCGGTGGCGGACCCTTTACACGGGCGTCCCGGGCGAGCGGTATCAGTTCGCATCCGTCGGGGATCGGGTCTTCGCCACGAACAGCGAGACGACCCCGAAGTGCCACGTCCTCGACAGCTCGACCTTCGCCGACATCCCGGACCTGGAGACGATCGGCCTCTCGCGTGCTGGCATGGTCGTCGCGTGGAAGGGCATCCTGTTCTTCGGCGACGTGGTGATGGATCACGTCCGGATCGGGCACCGGGTCGTCTGGTCGGACCTGGAGAGCCCGATGCGCTTCGAGCCGACCACGGACAGCATCGCCGGCTTTCAGGATCTGGACCCCGGGGAGACGATCCTTGCTGGCATCCCCATGGGGGACAACCTCTACCTGTTCACCACGCTCTCGATCTGGCGCGTCACGGTGGTCGGCGGGGAGGCTTACCTCTCGTTCCAGCAGGTCTATCACGACCGCAACGGCGCCGGGTGCCTCGCCGCCCGCTACTCGATCGCCGTCTGGAAGGACACCGCGATCTACGTCTCCCGGGAGGGCATCCAGACCTTCGGTTCGTACTCCGCGGTCCCCGACCAGCCGAGCTGGATGTTCCACGCCACCGCCGGCTTGGAGACCGGCGACCTGTCCAAGTGCCGGGAGATCAGCGTGGCGATCCGGGCCCGGGACGGCGAGCTGTGGGTCTCGTACCCGTCCGGCTCAAGCGAGGTGGCCAACCGGACCGTGGTGCTGAACCTCAATTACCAGTCGAGCGACGAGGTGGATCACGGATTCACCGCCATGCTGTCCGGCGTTCTCGACGATTCGATGGAGGTCATCGAATGGCTCCGCGTCAAGGTCGGGTGCAGCTCCGCGTCGATCAACGCCCTGTTTCCCCCCACCGACGGCGAAGTGCGCCCGACCTTTGACGGCACCCCGCAGACGATCGAGGAGTTCTGCGCCGACGAATCAAACTTCCCCGAGTGCACCGGCTGCCCGTCCAAGGAGCGTTTCCTTGCGGTGTCGGCCACCGACGGGGCGATCAAGTCGATCGAGGACGACTACTTTGCCCGGGACCAGTGGACCGGCGTCGCGTACGAGGCTGTGGGCTACGGCTCCCGCTGGGTCACCGGCGCCCTGCATTTCGGCAACACGAACTGGAAGCGGATCAGCGAGATCGTGCTCGGCCTCCTGCCGGTCGCCTCGGTGACGCCCCGCACGCTGAACCTCACGGTCTCGACGAGCGGCAACCCTGGCGACGTGCTGGCACCCATCTGTACGTTGCGGTCCTTCTCGATGAAGCCCCGGTCGATCACCTGCCCCGCGACCGCGGTCTCCGGGACGCAGCCCAACGCGCACTTCCGGTGGCCGGTGCTCGTCGAGGGCCGGTACCTCTACCTCGACTTCTCGGTCCCGGCCGCCGTCGGCGGGGCCTTCTCCGTATCCCGACTCGCCGTGCAGCTCGGCGCCAGCCCCAACACGACCCTGTGAACGATGCCCGCCAATCGCTCCGACTCGTCCGGCCGCGGGCCACGGCACAAGGGAGGCTGCCCCCTCCGCCGCCGCCGTCGATCCTGCCGGTCTACGAGCAGCACAAGGCGTCCGGCCTGACCGCCGTCTTCCGGGAGTTCCAGAAGCAGCAGGAGGAGCACAACCGCCGGATGGCGGCGTGGTTCGCCCAGCAACAGCAGGGAGACGCGACCACGACCCCTACGACGCCTCCCGACACCGGCGGAACACCCGTCACTGGGCCTACGCTGGAAGAAATTCAGGCGCTCATCCGAGCATCCACAGCTTACTTTGTCCCGACGTCGAGGCGAGTCGACACCGACGGGAGCTTGGAGGGGGGAGGCGACCTGTCCAGAAACCGCACGCTCCAGCTCGTCAACGATGAGGACAACCCCGGCCCCAACAAGACGTACTCGACGGGGGTGCTGGGGGAGAAAGGATGGTTCCCCAAGGAAGAAGGAAGCCGATACACACACTCGCAGGGAAGCCCATCCGCGGTCTGGACGGTGAACCATAACCTCGGGTTTCGGCCGCTGGTGGCCGTCGAGGATCTCTCCGGACAATCGGTTCTGGCGGACATTCGGAATGTAGGGAATGGCTTTTCAGCCGTAGAAATCCATTTGGGGGCACCGATGGCCGGGCTCGCTTTTCTGGGGTAGAAGAACACGAAAGATCATTATGTCGCTACAAATCAAATCTCCGGTCGACTTCAACGCATTTGCGTGCAGCCGACTTGTCATCGGCAGCGTCGGAAGCTCCGCGGCCGGTGGCGTGTACTTCGACGTGAACGGGGGGCCCGGGGACCAGACGATCACACCGGCGGACGGGTGCTTGGTGTGGTACGACAGCGTAAGTGTCCCGCACTCCATCCCACCGCTCTATAATCGGGATTTGTTGGACCCGTTCGGGTCGGGGTTGGTGCTCTCAGAGGCCGGGACGGTCCGGGCGCTCGAATTCGACGGGGACCTTACGGGAACAGCCAGCTTCGCCGGGAATTTCTCGGCTGCGGTATCGGTTTCCGTGACGGGGAAGGCAACGGCAGCCGCCACCAACCTGCAAGGCTCGGCCACTCCTACGGTGGCCCTGAACGTCACGGCATTGTCGGTCTCGCCCGGGGACATTGCGCTTGCTGACGGGAGTCTCCTCGTGGGCAACGGGAGCAATGTCGCCGCCGCCGCCGCGAAGTCGACGATCCCCATTTCTGGGTTCGGGGCCGCGACAGCCGCCGTGTACTTCGGGGACAAACAGATCAAGGCGGTGGCGGCCCCCACGTCGGGCACGGACGGCGCCAACAAGGATTACGTCGACAACCTGTTCTCGGGGGTGGCCACTCCGTCGGATCCCGCCCGGGTTGCCACTACCGCGGCCCTCGCGGCGTACACACCGGCGGGAAGCCCTGCGGTCCTGACCGCGAACGCCAACGCGCTGCTCCAGATTGACGGGGTAAATCTCAATGACGGGGACTCGATACTCGTCAAGGACGAGTCCGGCGCCAACGAGAAGTACAACGGAATCTATACGGTCACGGACGCCGGTGGGAACGACCCCGGCGGGTCTCCGTTCATCCTGACGCGGCGCGACGACGCGAACACGAGCGTTGAGGTAAACACCGGGGACACGTACTTCGTCCAGGAGGGGACTCAGAACGGCGGGACTACGTGGGCCTTGCAGACGGCTCCGCCGATCACGCTCGGAACCACGGCGTTGCACTTCGTCCAGATTGACGGGAACACGTCCTACCAGACCGGGAAGGGTCTTGTCGCGGCAGGCAACGTGTTCCATTTCGCCCAGTCGACGGACTATACGCAGTACGCGATCCCGTATGCGTCGGACGTCAGCACGATCGCGTTCACGAACGCGGGCGCTAACGGGTCCGTGCTCCGGGTTCCGACCGCGGGAGGCGCCCCTGCATTCGGTGCCGTGGACCTCGATTCGGCGGCTTCGGTGACGGGGACACTCGGAGTCGCCAACGGCGGCACCAACATCGCCTCGTTCTCCGCCGGAGACATGCTGTACGCATCGGGAGCCACGACGCTCTCCAAGCTCGCCGCGGCTTCCACCGGGAACGCACTCCTGTCCGGAACGTCGCCGTCGTGGGGCAAGGTGGGCCTGACTACGCACGTCACCGGCACACTCCCGGTTTCAAACGGAGGTACTGGCCTGACGACTGTCGCGCAGTACGGGGTCGTTTACGGGAACGGAACGGGAGCATTGGCCACCACCGGGGCCGGAGTTTCAGGGCGAATCCTGCAAGCGGCTGCCGGGGGGAGCCTCCAGGAACCTGCTTTCGTTGCGGTCTCCGGGGACGCGACGATTGCCGTCGGTGGTGCCGTCACCATCGCCAACAAGGCAGTGAGCTTCGGGAAGATCCAGGACGTCAACACGTCGACGGTTGCAGCTCGCCTCACCGCCGGTCCCGGGTCGCTGGAGCAGATCACCACGGCGGCTCTTGCAACCGCCCTCATGGCGACGGGCAACATCAACCCGTCGACCACCCTGACGGGGGATGTCACAGGCACCGGAACGGGGTCCATCAGCACCACGATCTCCTCGCTGGCATTCTCCAAGCTGGCGAACGGGTCCGCGTTGTCCGTCCTCGGCGTGGCCGGGAACTCGACGGCGGCCATGGCCAGCATCGCCGCGGGGGTGTCTTCGTCCAACAAGGTGCTTCGCACCAGCACGGACGGGACGACACTCGGGTTTGGCGCGATCAACCTGGCATCTGCGAATGCCGTAACGGGCACCCTTCCGACTGGAAACGGGGGTACGGGGACCACCGCGGCGCTCATCTTCCCGACGATCTCCGGGGGCCATGTGGCTCTTGTCCGGTCGTTCACGCTCTCGTCCGGGTCCGCTCAATACGTGGTAGCCCACGGATTGAGCACCGGAATCCTTGCCCCCACCGTGCGGGATTCGTCCGGAGCAATCGTCTTGGTGGACGTGGTGGTCGACCCGACCAACGCAACAGTGACGTTCGGCGAGACGACCAGTTCGTCGCACACGCTGATTCTCGTCGGCTCCGACGTCACCTAAGCCATGCTCAAGATCAAGTCTCCACTCGTGATCTCGGTCGGTTCGTCCGCACCGATCACGGTTGCGTCGGGGATTCTGTGCCCCGGGCTTAATTCGCAGTACCTGAACGGGCTGCAATCCACGGATTTTGCGCCCTACGTCCATACGCACGTCGCGTCCGACATAACGAACGGGGTCCTTGCGGGGGAGCGCCTGGGCTCCGGTTCCCTCGTCGGAATCAAGGCGTTGTTCTCCGGGGGGTCCCCGGGATCGGGTTCCTCGTGGCGGGCGATCCAGACGTCGGACTTGAGCGGAGTGACGGATTTCATGGTGGATTACGTGCTGCCCGCCATGGATGCCTCGCAAGCTCGTGCTGCGATCGAGGCCGCCCCGTCAGTGCATGTGCACAACGCGGCAGACGTCACTTCCGGGATATTCTCCGTCGATCGAGTTGGATCCGGCGGGACGACATCGGCGGCCAAGGTGCTGTTTGGGTCGAATGTTTCCGGCGGGGCGGGCCAGTGGCGGACTCCCGGGTTCGCGGACATCACCGGGGCCGTCGGCTTCTCCGGGTCGCCCACCACGGGACGAATCCCGTATTGGACCTCTCCCGGGATCCTCGGGAACAGCCCGTTCAACTGCGTCGGGAGCCCGGTCAGTTCGGTCACCACCGACGCGGATTTTGGAACCAACGGTTCGGTGACGTGTGCAGATTTGGTTCTCGATGCGAGCGACAGCGGAGCGGCCGTCAGTTTTCGGTCCAGTGTTTTTACACGGGTCAACTCGATTATCCAAGGGTCGCCCAGCATCTCGATCACACGCAATCCCGGAGACCAGACGTTGACGCTCGACATCGCGTCCGGGTACTCGACGGTCCTCGGCAACACCGGAGCGGTGACAGTGCCCGACACGGAGTTGGCCGAGACGACATTGATCGGGACGATCCGATCCGGCGAGAGCGCCACCTTCGGTGCTGGCACGCTCCCGACGGGCTCGATCATCAAGGTGGAGGCGATGGGGACCGTCTCGGCACCCGGGAACTGGGCCAACGGAGTGCTCCGGGTGAAGTTCGGGTCGAGCCGCGCACTGGCCTTTACGCTCTTGGAGGAGGACTCACACCTCGCGTCGGGCTACGCATGGCGCCTGACCGCATGGCTTTCCGTCACCACTGCGGGAGCATCTGCCACGACGGTCCTGTCCGGTATGCTGGAGTACGAGTACCCGAGCGACGCAGACACCCCCGGGGTCCGGCGGCTTCGACACCTCACCGGGACCGCCTCTGGTACCCTCGACACCACAGCATCGAACGCCTTCAACCTGACGTGGGACAACGCCACCGGGCTCGAAGTCAACTGGACCTGCAACCACCTGCTCGTCACCCGCTACTGAACTCACACATAACGCATGAACACTACCATCGACAGAACCTTCGTCACCACCACCCTCGACGAGCAGCGGCGAGCGTACCAGCAGTTGACCGAACAGGCGGCTGCTCTGGAACGACAGCTCGTGCAATGCAGGAGCAACGTCATGGCCGTCGGGGGCGCCATCCAAGCACTGGAACACATCCTGAACCACCCCGCGGAGCAATCCGCCGACCCCGCACCGAAATGAAACCGCTCCTCGCACTCGCACTCATCGCACTCACCGCCGGCTGCGCCGGCCTCCGCAAGACCGGCACCGCCGACGTGGAGATCCAGTCCGGCACCAACTCGGTCCGGATTCGCCAGCCGAAGGACACTACGATCGGCAAGCTGATCTGGAACCCCCAGACCGGGCAGATCGAGCTGACTGACTATGCCAGCACGGTCAACGCCGGCCTCGTCGCCGCTGGGAAGACCCAGAGCGAGAGCGTGGTGAACGGGTTCCGTTTCGGCATCGAGATGCTCAAAGACCTCGGAATCGCCGGGGCCGATGCGTACTCTGGCCGTGCGGTGACCCGGCCGCCTGTCAGTTCGCTCACGATTCCGCCCGGCATGAAGGCGGTCCAACGGGGCAGCGAAGTCCTTTTGGTCCCCAAGGATGACCCCAGTGTCCCCCAGCCGGAAATCGTCACCCCCAAACTCTGAACTCCTATGGCTACCTGGCTCAACCCCGTCAAGAAGGCGACCGCCACCACCGCTGCCACGCTCCGGCCGACGACCGTTGCGCCGGCCATGACGACGCAGGACTTCTTCGGGCGCACCCCGAACGCGGTCCAGTACATCAACCCGATCAGTCTGCCGAAGGTGCCGGGTGCGGACCCGCTCATCATGCAGGCGTTCTCGGACTACGGCACCCTGCGGGGCAATACCCAAGGGGACCTGTCGAAGTTCCGGGCCGGGGTGGAGGGCTCGCAGGGGCAGGTGGGCCAGTACGCCGCCGGGGACATCGCCGAACTGGATCGGATCTTCGGGCCCACCGGCTACGAATCCGACCTCGGGAACATCCGCCGCACCCGGCAGGCGGCGATGGCGAACCTCAACGACACGCTGCTCGGCGACCTCAAGCGGGCCCTGTCGTTGAACTCGCGGGGCGGCACCGCGGGCACCGGGCTCGGGAGCTACCTTTCCCGGCAGGCGGCGAGCGAGGCCGGGAAGATCCGGGCGCAGGCCGCCGTGGACGACGCGACGCAGGCCCGTGCGGACCTGGCCGCGCTCATGTCCGCCCGCACCGGCTCGATCGGACGGCGCCAGTCGGTCACGGATGCGCTCCTGTCCCGGCTGCTGGCACCGGCCGACAAGGAGATGGGGGCCCAGTCCGGGCTCAACGCCCAGCTCCAGGCCGCTCTGAACGCGGCGCTGGCCAACCTCGTGAGCGCCTACGGAATGAAAGCGTACTGACATGAACCAACTCGACATCCTCCGCGCCGCCCTGAGTCGCACCGCCAGCCTCCCGCCGACCGGGTGGAACATGCCCGGCCAGTACGACCCTGGCATGGTGGCCGTGCGGGGCAACGCCAGCCTCCCGCCGACCGGGTGGAACATGCCCGGCCAGTACGACCCTGGCATGGCGTCCACCCTTTCCGCGTTGCGCCAGCAGGTGGAGGCGGCAGGTGCGGGTGGCGGTGGGCGGGGCGACCCGTGGGCCGGTGCCGTCATCGGGGACACCCCCGGCGGTGCCCAGTCGGCACTCCTCAACCTGCGGGCGCAGAACATCCAGATCGAGCAGGAGGCCGCCCGGCGGGCCGAGCAGGCGCGGCAGGCGGCTCTCGACCGGCAGCTCCGGGCCAAGCTGGAGCAGGACTCCGCGGACATCCGTCGCACCCAGCTCGCGGACAACCTCTTGTCCAGCGCCAGCTCCCGCGACATCGCCGCCCGGGAGGCCGAGCTGCGGCGCATCCTCGGGATCGGGGACCTCGAAGTGAAGAAGGCCGGACTGACACTCCGCGGGCAGCCGGCCGACAACTCCATTCTGGAGACCCTCCTCGGGGTCCGGCCGCAGCTCGACGAAGCGGCTATGGCCAACGAGGCGGCGATCGAGAAGACCATCGCCCAGATCCAGGCCAACGCTCGGAACACGGCCCGGACCAACAATCTGCTGGTCGGGTTCGACCGAGACGGGATGCCGCAGTTCAGCTTCCTCAACCCGTCGGCCGTGCAGTCCGTGGCCCCACTCTACGCCGCCGAGGACGCCACCTACACGCTGCCGCCCACGCCCTCCCCGGTCGAGGGCGACTACGAGCGCGTGGCCCCCGGCCGGGATCTCCGGGCCGAGCTGAACAACCTCCTCGCCGAGCAGTCCCGGCTCAACGCCGGCCGCAAGACGTACGAGAGCGACTGGAACACCGCCCTCAAGATCCGCAACGACAAGCGGGACGCCCAGATCCCGGCCGCCACCGAGCAGGCACTCGCCCAAGTGCTGGCAGCCCTCCGGGCCGCCGGCCAGCCGCCGGCGAATACGGTCCAGTCCCGGGCCCAGCAGTTGCTGGCCGCCCGCGGCAACGTGGTGGGGACCCCCGCCACCGGGAGTCGTCGGCCCCCGGCGCCGAAGGCGGCCAAGACGTGGCGCCTCGACGTCAACGGCAACGTGACCCGGAACTAGCTTATGGCACTGGTCGACGTCGGAATCCGGGGCCTTGAGTTCGAGGTCCCGGACGACTGGAGCGAGTCGCAGGTTCGGGACCTGACCCGGACCCGGTACCCGTTCCTCTTTCCCGATTTGCTGGAGGCATCGCGCAACCCTCCGGCGCCGGAGCCGGAACCGGAGCCGGTCGCTGGACCGGTGGAGATCCCGGCGAGTGCCCTTGCACCGCAGGAGATCATCCCCGAGCCCCTGCCCCTCCCCGCCCCCGTGGCGCCCCCGCCGGCCGACGCGGCGGAAGCCTACTACCGGGACAAGTTCGGGGTCCGGACACCGACCACCACGGGAACGCCGTCCTTCGTCGAGGCGCTGGCCAAGGAGTACCTCGGCAACGTCAGCGCGGCGGTTCCGACCATGGTAGAGTCTGCCCGGTTGGCCGACGCCGCATTGGGCACCGGAGCACTGGCCGAGTTGCTTCTCCAGGGTCCTTCCGCGCTGCTTCCGTCCCGGATGGCGGATCGCGTCGAGGCGGCCCGCAACTTCGACCCCATGTACGAGGAAGCCCGGAGGCTCCGGGCGGAGGGGGAGAAACTTTACGACTACAACCGGACCGCCCTGCCGAGCTACCAGCAGAAGCCCGCCGAGTGGATCGGCTCCGGGCTCGGGTCGGCCACCACCTTCCTGCCGAGCGTCCTGCTCGGGCCCACCGGCCCTCTGGCGGTCGGCATGGGCAGTTCGTTCAGCCCGGCGTACGAGGAAGCCCGACGCAGCGGGGCGAGCCCCGAGGCGTCGCTCATGCAGGCGCTGATCGAGTCCGGCGTGGAGGCCGGCTCCGAGTACGTGCTCGGCGTCCCGGGCAAGCTGACCCGGATGTTGTCCCGCCGGGCGCCCCGGGCGGCCAAGGAGGGGGCCAAGCAGGCTTTTGAGGAGGCGCTGCGACTCGCTGGCGAGCCGCTCTGGAAGACCTTCGTCAAGGCGATCGGTCAGGAAGGCGCCGAAGAAGTCATCTCCGGGACGCTCAAGGATCTCTCCGCCGCGTACTTCACCAAGACCGACAAGTCCAAGGGTCTGACCGGATCGACCAAGGACCCGGTGACCGGGGCCGAGACGCCGAACTGGATGTCGTTCCTCGCCCGGCGATTCGACGACTTCATGGGCGGCGCCGCCGGCGGTGCGGGCTTCGTGCCCGCGATCCGATCCGGCCAGAAGCACGCCCCCGCCGCGCTCAACCCGTCGCCCGGGACGCGGATGCCCGACCGTGACGGAACGCCCACGCCGGTCCCGAGCGCCGCGACCGCGGGCACGCCGCCCGTGACCCCGGGCCTCAACACGGCCGGCATCGCTTCGTCGCCCCGGGTTCGGGCCCGCTCCCTCGGCGTCTTCCGCACCGCCCTCGACGACGCCGCCCGCCAGCAGGACCAGGACGCGCTGGTTGCCACCGGCCTGCGGATGCGCGAGGCCGGGTTCACGGACGACGAGATCCACGGGTATATCGACACCTCGGTCGATCGGTTCTGGGAACGACCCACGCTCGACACCACGATCCGGGTCCGCATCCCCCGCAGCGGGGAGACGACCAGCGACGGGCGGAACAAGCCGGCGACGGAGGAGGCCCGGACGGTAGAGGGGCGGCCGGACGAGCAGCTCGACGAAGCCCGGATGCGGGCCGAGGACGCCCGGCGGATGGGTTCGTGGACCGTCGCGGCCCGCGGCAAGATCACCGCCTACACGGTCGATCGGGTCCGCAAGGCGCTCGGGATTCCGGACGACGTGGAGATCGTCGTCAACACGACCGACGTCGGGACGAGCACCAGCCCGGACGGCCGGGTCTACACCCGCCCCGGCCTGTGGGCCGACGGCAAAATCACGATTTGGGCCCGGAACATCCG